AGTTCGCCCGTCAGTTCGGCGCGCAGTTTGTGGACAAAGTCGGCTCTGTCATGCAGGAGTGGGATGATGACGTCCACATCGGGGACTTCGAATATAACCCGGCTTGGCCGCTGTACGCTGCAGTAGACTACGGGTTTACGAATCCCTTTGTGTGGCTTTGGATCCAGATTGATGAGTGGGGAAAGATCTACGTCATCAAGGAAGAACGCTGGACACAGGTTGATACGGTCGAAGTGGCGAATGATTTGATGCGGCGTCATCCAGCACTCGTTGCTAAGACCGTCAGATTGTACCCAGATCCTGCGGAACCCGATGACACATACACGTTGTCGAACATGCTTAAGATCGCTGCACAGACGAATACGGGCGGTGAATTGCGCACGAGGCTATCGCTGATTCGTCAGGCATTGAAGACAAAGCCCGAGCACTTGCCTGACGGTCACCCGGAGAAGACCCCGACTCTTCGAATAGATCGATCGTGTGCTACCTTGTGCTGGGAAATGCGCGAGGGGTATCGATGGCCTGAACATCGATCGGAAGTTAAGAGCGATACCGAACACCCGATGGACAAAGATAATCACGGCACAGAAGCACTAGGTCGTTTCATGCGTGGGTACTTTGGCATTCCAGGTGAGACAATGACTCAACGACGCACTCGCGTCTCTAAGGGACGGATGGGGTGAAATGGCTACTGACTTTACGCCCTATTCCACACTGAACCCGCTTTTGACGGGTACTCCTAAACCCACGTGGATCGGGGATGCCCTAGATCAGCAACGCATTCTATCGTATCAGCTTTATGAGCAGATCTACTGGAATGTTCCCGAGACGTTTAAGCTGGTTGCGCGAGGTACTGAAGATAAGCCTATTTATCTTCCCAATGGTAAGACCATTGTGGAGACGGTGAATCGCTACACAGCTCCGAATATGAAGTTGGTTGTCACTCCTTCGTTGGTCAATCCAGCTACGTCGGATGACATCGTGAACTACCAACAGGTGTGGAATGACTTGTTTAAGCGCGAACGCTTTTGGTCCAAGTTCGCGGGCAATAAGCGGTATGGTCTTATCCGCGGCGATTGGCTGTGGTACATTCTCGCAGACCCGATGAAACCACAGGGGTCTCGCATCTCGATTCGTCCCCTTGACCCCGGGTCGTATTTCCCTATCTGGGATGAAGACGATATCGACAAGATTATCGGTTGTCACATCGTTGATCAGGTTGCTAACCCGGTGTCAGGTGATGTTGAGATCCGTCGTACGACGTATCGTAAGGCAGAAGTTCCCGGTGGCCCAATCACGATGCAGGCTGATATCTTCAAGCTTGATCCTGAATGGAATTTGCCGGCAACGAAACCGCTTCGTACGATCACTCCATTGACTACGTTGGCGGGCATCACTAACCTGCCTGTATATCATGTGCGCAACTTTGATGAACCGTCGAACCCGTTCGGGTCGTCAGAACTTCGCGGAACTGAGCGTATCATTCAGGCGGCGAATCAAGCAATCAGTGATGAAGAACTTGCTCTTGCGCTTGATGGTCTTGGATTGTATGAGACCGATGCACCTCCGCCCACTGATGATGACGGCAATGAAATCAACTGGGTTCTTGGACCCGGACGAGTTGTCGAGCATCCTGCCGGATCGAACTTTGGTCGAGTCACAGGTGTGGGATCGGTTAGTCCGTCGCTTGACCACATCAAGTTCCTTATCGCGAAATTGCGTGAAGGTGCGAGCACACCTGATATTGCAGTGGGTGCAGTGGATGTTTCTATTGCATCTTCCGGTATTGCGTTGTCGTTGCAGCTTTCACCATTGATTGCTTTAACTGCCGAAAAAGATACCTCAATCGTTGAGGTTCATCAGCAGATGTTTTATGATCTACAGAATGAATGGCTTCCCGTTTATGAAAGTCTTCGGTTTGATGGTGCCCTCATCGAACCGATGGTCGGGGATAAACTTCCTGTGGATCGTGAGGCACGCATGGCTGAGCTTAACAACATGCTGGATCGCCAGGTCGTTTCTGCTCAGTACTATCGACAGGAAATGGCTAAGCTTGGGTATGAATTTCCGTCTGACATTCAGGATCAGATTGACGGAGAGAATCTCACGCGTGCGATTAATTCTGACCCGTTCGGTAGTAGGTTAGGAGAGGAGGCGAGCAATAATGACCAAGGGCAAGCCCAGCAAGGGGACTCCGGCGGACAAGCGGTTGAAGCGCAATAAGCGAAAGAAGAAGTAACGTGGGACGTAAGCTTAGTGCCGCTACTCGGGCAAAGATTTCGGCTTCCTTGATTGGCAATAAGAACGCTAAGCGAAACGGCCTTCCCACACGACAGAAAGTAGCGAATATTAACGCCGCTCTTCGCGTTAAGCGTGATTCGTTGTCGACTGAACAGATTCAACATCGTCAGAAAGTTGCTCAACGACTGCGTACTCAAGCACGTAAAGAAGAACGTGTTGCGGGTACGCGCGGTGCACCTCAGGCTCATTTTAAGGCGGGACCTAAAACTGCCGTTAAGAAAGCCCCTACCGTTCACACGAAGAGTCGTGCGGGTAATGTGGGCACTAAACAAGCTCCTGACCCAACACGGCGGCAACGTCTTATTAAAGCTACACAAACCCGTCTATACAACACAAAGCGTAATGGTCTGTTGACGGTTGAAGAGAATCTTGCCGGCGAGAACATGATGCGTCATCGCTGGGAGCTTCGATCAAAAGGTGATATCAAAACCTTGCGTGAAGAGACCCGAGCTAATAAAAGAGTACCGAGTAGTTCTCTATCTGTAGACCGTCAACGTAGCACTAAGAAGTATTCTAATGTGACACGGGTCTACTCCAATCTTGATCTGTACCATCGTAAGGTTCAGAATCGACTTGTTCAAGCCAACCTGAAGAAGCGGTTGTCTGATAAGCAATATAAACAGGCTACTCAAGAACTTCAAGTTCGCATGGACGCCCGACACAAGCAAATAGCTGCCGTAAAAGCTCGTGCGGCATTAGGTAAAAAGGTGGCGAGGTAGGTGGGTAGGAAACACTCCCTTGCCACTCGGTTGAAAATTGCCCTTGCGTTGAAAGGTAACAAGAACGCTCGACGTAATGGTGGGTCTCGTATGACGGTGGTTAAGGGTAACCGTCATGCGGAATCAGGTATTGTGCGGTCACAACAGCCGCGACATGTTCCTTCAGCACAGGTTGATAAGGCTGCACGAGAAGCTCGATACCTACGACGTCGAGATGCCTTTGAAGATAACCTTGGGCGGCTTGATGAACAGATTAATAAGCTAAAACGAAATGGTCCTGAAAGTCCTGAATGGGCGGGTGCCCATAAGCGATCTCTTCGACGAGCTGAGATCTCACGTGCTCTTACTATCAAGACATTCCAGGACTATCAAAAGCTATATTCTCAAGGTAAGAATCATCGCAGTTAGGGGGTAACCCAGTGGTCACACCCAACCCGTTGAATCGTTACGCCAAGTATCAACAGGTGATTGATGGGCGACTGAAGATGATCCTTATCGAAGCTGCTGTTGAGACCGCACGTAAAATCTATGCCTTGGCGACAAAGCCCGGAGTAGGTGCACGTACTCGTGAAGCCCAGCTTGCGATGTTCTTACAATACTTGAAAGAAGAACAAGAGGATTTGTGGTCTAACCACATTCAACCTTTGATCCAGCGTTCTTTTCCCGGTGCTGCAGACGCCGCCAATTCGGCAGCAGATTATATCGATAACTTGTTGCGTCATGCGGTTGGTGAGCGTCAGGCTGACGCGTTGCTTGAAGGTATAAAGGTACAGGCTAGAATTGCTCAACAGTTTGACCTTGAGGCTCGCGCGAAAAACCTCTCAGGCAAGGTGTGGAAAAACGTTAATGTGAACAGCGGACGCATTGCACGTACTGTACAGAAACATCTTGTCACCGGGTCTGTCAACGCGCGTGAACTTGCTAATGACGTTAAGGCGATGATTGACCCAGCCACACCTGGAGGCGTGTCGTATGCTGCGATGCGCCTTGCCCGTACAGAAATTAATGCGGCTTTCCACGATAGGCAAAAAACAATTGCTGAAGAAAGACCGTGGGTTAAAGCTGCACGATGGAACCTGAGTAAGAGTCATAAAGGTAGAGATGTATGTGATCTGATTGCGGCGGGACACAGTCAGAGGCAATCCAGAGGATTGTATCTGCCCGGCGATGTTCCTGATAAACCGCATCCTCATTGTCTATGCTATTTGACTTACGACTTAATCAGCGATCGAGATATGACTAACCTGCTTCGTGCAGAGTTGGGTAAAGCACCGTTAGCGAGCTGACATGGCAAAGCTGAAGGCTAAGAACCGTAAGAAAATTAAGAAATCGAACTTTGCCGTACCAAAAGGTAAGGGCAAGAATAAAGATAAGAACAGCTACCCCATTCATGACAAGGCTCATGCTAAAAATGCGTTAGCCCGGGTATCTCAGCACGGTACTGCTGAGGAGAAGAAACTCGTTCGTAAGAAGGTCGCTAAAAAGTTCCCATCATTGAAAAAGAAGAAAAAGAGTAAGTGATGGTTAGTTCACGCGGCGGTAAATACGGGTTTGTGTACAAGTCCCGTCAAGATGTTTATCGAGCATTGCGACGTAAGGGAAAAAGTAAGAAACTCGCCGCACAGATTGCTAATGCGGGAATCACCCATGGCAAGCGATCGCGGATGGCGAAGAAAGCAGCCCGTACTCGTAAGATTCGAGGCGGTAAGTAAATTGGCCAGAGGCCATTGACCGGAGGTCATAATGTCCGACGATAACGCGTCCACCGACACGTCCGCAAATAACGCCGGTAGTGATAACGCCGACGCAAATGTGCAGACGAACGACAGCGATGCTCAGAACGCTCAAAATGCATCTGTGACCGATGAAAACGCCGGCGACGCTGGTAAATCGTCTGGTAAGACGTACACTGAGGCTGAGTATGACGCCGTCAAGAACAGGATGACCGCTGCGGATCGTCGTTCGTCCGAGTTGGAGAAGCGACTCAAGACGATCGAGGATAAAGATAAGTCTGAACTGCAGCGGGCACAGGAACAAGCAGCTGAGGCAGAAAAAGGTTCGGCTAGCGCGGCTGAACAGCTGAAGAACCTTCGACTTCAGAATGCTTTCCTGTCGGACACGGGAAACGCCTGGCATGACCCCTCCGACGCCTTCCTACTCCTTCAGTCGAAGTACATGGAAGGTGTGGATATTGACGAT